GAACGCATCAGCCGCTTATGGTTTGCGTAAAGGAAACACCCCAGAATCATGGCCTGTTTTGAGTGTTCCATACCTCTGTCGTATGGATGACTTCAATGTAATTTACAAGCCAGGTTATCCAGCATCTGACTATTGGGTTAATGAAAAACTTCGCATCATCCACGGTGATCGTGTGAAGTCATCAGGATCAACAGCACATATTTATCTCAACAACGAAAAGACAAGTGTTATCTATGGACACATCCACCGCATTGAAACGGCTTTCAAAACACGTGAAGACTTTGATGGTCCACGCACCATCATGGCTGCTTCCCCTGGTTGTCTTGCTCGCATTGACGGTGCTATTCCATCCACCAAAGGTGGTGTAGATCTTGACGGACGCCCATTGACTCGTCATGAAAATTGGCAACAAGGATTGGGTATTGTTCGTTACGAAGATGACGGACAGCATCGCTTTTCTTACGACGTCATTCCTATTTACAACGGATGGGGCATGTATCAAGGTAAGGAATACCAGGCGGACTAATGACAACGATTGTCGGAATTCAAGGTGACGGCTTTGCTGTGGTGTGTGTTGACTCACGCATCTCCACCGTGTTCTCCGATGGTCTTGCACAAACTGGAACACTCCGTGAAGGTTCAAGCAAGGTCGCTGTCAACGGTAAGTACTTGTTAGGTGCGGCTGGAGACGTGCGTGCAATCAATATCTTGCACCATGTCTTCCAGCCCCCAGCAGTTCCACCAAACCTCAAAGGAAAGAAACTAGATCAGTTCTTTACTGCCAAGTTCATTCCTGCGTTACGTGAATGCTTTGATGCTCAGGGTTACTCAATACCTGACCTTAACGAAAACAAAGAACACATTGCCGAGCAAGGCTCTAGCATCCTTGTTGTAGTCAATGGTGTTATCTACATGGTGGACGGCGACTACGCATGGTCATCCGAAGCCAGCGGTATCTATGCCATTGGATCTGGTGCCCACTATGCACTAGGTGCTCTACAGGTCATGATGAATAAAAAGAAGTGGACAGCCCAGCAGGCTAAGACCAGTGCCCTTAAGGCTCTTAATATTGCGGCTCGGTTTGACCCCTATACAGGACCTCCATACCAGACCTACGTACAAGGTCAGGAAAGCGCCCGAACCCGTAAAACTGTATAATCTCTTTGAACCTATTCAAGGAGACTTATGAGTCAAACAAAGACAGCCCATGCAGATGCCGCTATTAAAGGTGCCGCTCTCGGTATCTTGACATTTGCCGCCGCTAAGTACAACATCTCAACTGAAGTTGTTGCTTTGGCACTTCCATTCGTTGCTACCGCAATTTCACTGGTATCAACCAAGATTGGTCCTGCAAACACCACTTTGCTTTTGAAGGTTGCTGAACAGGCTGTAGCCGCCGCTCCTGCTAAGGCAGAGCCAGCCCCTGTAAAGAAGGCTGTGGCTAAAAAAGCCGCCGCTAAGAAGTAACTGACGTGGGGTTCCCTGTAACCAAAAAGCAAGCCACAGGATATGTGGAAGCGGTAAAAAACCCTGACCAGGGTGGTTTTACCCATCCTCATATTGTTTCTGGAGAAGACCCAACTGATAAGAACATCATGGTGTCTTTGAAGGGAGCAGAGGAACAAACACCTGTTGGTGAAATCACTCCTCGTCACATTGTGCGATATGCACGAAGCCACAGGAATGAATTAGTTCCAGCAGGTCGTCACCTTGGTGGATACCTCATGGGACCTATGGAAGGTCAGCAGATGCGTAATGTCGCTCTAGACGTTTCCATTGGCGTTCCTTTTAGAGGGCGCAACGCTGAGAAGTTGCCTTTGGCAGAAGCAATGCGTATTGCGGCTGTTAACGATCAAGAGTCGGTGTACGACCCACGACCACGTGCCGCTGAGATGTTCCCTTCTAACCCTCACTTTAAAGGCGAAGTCCCTGCCGATGCAGGGGATAAGGACGCTTGGGCATCCCGTTGGTTAAGCGAGCGCCTCACTCGTTAAATCTTTGTGGGTATCACAAACCCATGTTACTTTAAGAACCATGCCGTTATCGTCTTCATCTGACCACGCATTAATGGCTAAATCATTGCAGATTTCGCACGAATGACGTTCTTTTGCTGTTGCTCTCCAATGTTGTCTGTAGAAGGTTTTTTTGCTCATGCACACAAGTTATCAGTTTGATGTAGAGTTGCCAACTACAGGCTACAATTTATACACCTACAAATTTGAATAGGGGCACATGTCCTAATGGCTGTTGATTTCTGGTCGCCATCATATAGAGCATCTTCAAGCGACTTAACGGTTGCTATATCCCCGCTTGGACTCGTTGAACTTGCTGACGAAGAATTTGAAGTTCATGGACCTCGTTTAAATAGATATTCTGCCGCATGGGCTTGGTACCTTGGTCATCATTGGTCATACCGCCGTGAATTAGGTGAGTCACAGTTCTACATGAACTACGTCCGCACTATGTCGGACTACATCACCAACTTCTGTTTTGGTAAGGGTGTTCAATTTAAAGTACCTGAGCAGAATGGTGCTATCACACCTCACTTGCTTCATAAAGTTTGGGATCAAGACAACAACAAGCATTATGTACTTTGGGAAATGGGTCAACTTGCTTCAGTAACTGGTGACGTGTTTGTCAAAGTTGCTTACGAAGAACCTTACGTAGATCCTGCTGGAGTTCCACACGAAGGTCGTGTACGCATTATTCCTTTGAACCCAGCACACTGCTTCCCTGAGTATCACCCGCACGACCGTGATCGTTTGATTCGTTTCAAACTTAAGTATCGTTTCTGGGGAACATCACCAGAAGGCACTCGTCAGGTTTATACATTTACTGAGATTCTTACTGATGAAACTGTTCAACAGTTTATTAACGATGAACTCATTGACCAATACGAGAACGTGTTGGGAATGATTCCTATCGTTCACATCCCTAACTCCACCATCTCTTCTTCACCTTGGGGTCAGTCAGATATTTGGGACATTATTCCTCTCAATCGTGAACTGAATGAAAAGATGGTTGAAGTCTCAGACATCATCAATTACCACGCCGCTCCTGTAACAATTATCACTGGTGCTAAGGCTTCACAACTAGAACGTGGACCTAAGAAGGTTTGGGCTGGTCTTCCTAAAGACGCAAATGTTTTCAACCTTGAATCACGTGGTGAAATGGCTGGCGCTTTGGAGTACATCACTTTCTTGAAGCGCACCATGCACGAAATCACTGGTGTTCCTGAGACTGCTCTTGGTCAATTCCAGCCAGTATCTAACACCTCAGGTGTTGCCTTGGCTATTCAGTATCAGCCAATGATGAACCGTTTCATGATGAAAAAGATCCACTTCACTAAGGGTCTTGAGAAAGTAAACGAAATAATCATTCGCACAGTTGCTATATTCCAACCTGAATGGTTGACCTATAACCCATTAATTGCGGCTGAACCAGAACGTGACCAATTACCACAGTTGGATCCTGCTGACCCAATTACCTACAAGACAACTGTTCACTGGCCTGAACCACTTCCTGTTGATGTTCTTATCAAACTTAATGAAGTACAAGCCAAGATGGCTCTTGGTCTTGAATCCAAGCGTGGTGCTCTTGCAACGCTGGGTGAGGAATTCCCGAACGAAAAGATGCTTGAAATCTTTGAAGAACTTCAAGACGACGCCTTGGATCAGGGCGCTCTTGACATGATGCGTGCCCAAATTCAGCAAGCCATTATGTTGGCTACTGGAATGGTTACGAATCCAGACGGTGGAGCGGCTCCCGCACCCACCGCATCTGGAGATGGTAATGTAACTTCATCAGATGGTGGTAACGCTCCTTTACCAGGAGTTCCACCAATTGAGGAAGAGATAGTAAACAAATTAGTATCACGGGCATACGGAGCAAGGTTCGCCCAGCGCCGTAACCCAGACGAAGACAAGTAAGTTATTTAATAACAGTTATTAATCGCCAAACAACACATAAGGAATAGACATGGCAAGAAATACCAGTCCCGAAGGGGACATCATCAGCGTACCTGCGGACGCCCCAATGGTGGAACAGTTTGTAGAAAACGCAATGAAAACAACTTCTAAGGTGTTCACCGAAGATGAAGTTGAGAATATCCGCAAGCAGGAAAAAGACAAGATGTACAAGCGTCTTGAGGAAGCGGATACCCGTGTAAGAAGCATGGAAGAGCAAATGTCTCAAATCGCCGCTGAACGTGAAGCCGCTAAAAAAGAGGCTGAAGCACGTGCCGCTAAAGAGGCCGAAATACTGCGTCAGCGTGAGATTGACGAACTGAGCGCCAAGGAACTGCTCCTCAAGCGTGAAGAAGAATTCAACCAAAAACTCCAGGAAATTGACGGTGACTACAAGCGTCGTTTTGAGGAGATTGAAGCACAGCGCCTAGCCCAAGAGGCAATTATTGAAAAAGAGCGCCGTCTTCAGGAACTTAGTTCTTACCGTAACCGCCGACTTCAAGAGTCACAGGAAGAAATCATCCCTGAACTCATTGATCTCGTATCGGGTAATTCGGAAGATGAGATTGAAACATCAATTAGTGTACTTCGTGACCGAAGTTCTGCTATTCTTGAATCAATCCAACAAGCGACTGCGCAACAGCAAGGTCGTTTGAGGGGGGCGCCAGTAACGGCTCCTCCTGTCGGGCCAATGGAAACTCAGACGGAATACCAACAGTTGAATGCGGATGATATCCGTAACATGACAATGGATCAGTATGCAAAAATGCGTGATCGGCTACTCAATGCCCGTCCCAATAGGGGCAGGTTTTAAACCCACAACAATAATTAATCCTTAGGAGGATTAGAACATGGCTTTTCCAGCCCCAACAGGTGGTGCAGTAACCAGTACCGCAAGCATTAGCCCTACAGGTTACAACACCTCTTCAGCACTATCACCAGCAATTCAGCAAATTTGGTCCAAGGAAATCTTGTTCCAAGCAATGCCAGTTCTGCGCTTTGAGCAGTTCGCAGTAAAGAAGACGGAACTCGGCGTTATGCCAGGTCTCACCGTCAACTTCATGCGTTACAACAACATCGCAGTAGGCACCAACGGTTCAGAATTGACCGAAGGTACCCGCATGGACCCAGTTGCTTTGACTGCATCGCAAATCCAAATCACCGTTAAGGAACAGGGTAAATCGGTTGCAGTAACCGAACTTCTCTTGAACGCATCATTTGATGACGTTATGGCATCGTCCAGCCGCTTGCTCGGTCGTCACATGGCACAGTCCATGGACGTTCAGGCACGCAACACGCTGTACAGCGCAGGCGTCCCATTCGGTGGCGGTTCAGCAGTTGCTCCATCGGTAGTCTTCGGTCGCAAGACTCTTGGCTCAACCCGTGGTTCACTTGCTCCTTACGAATACTCAGCAGCAGGCTCGGCTTCGGCTCCTGGATACCTCTCACCTGCAACCATCAAGGACGCAGTTGAAATTCTTGCTGGTCAGAACATCCCACGCCTTGGCGACACCTACGTGTGCTTCGTTCACCCATCACAGAGCCGTGCGCTCCGTGACTGGCCTGAATTCATTGAAGTCACGAAGTATGCCGCTCCTGGCAACTTCATGCTCGGTGAAATCGGTCGTATCTACGACGTAGTTTTCATTGAAACCACTCAGGTACTTCAGGGTGGCACGGGAATCGTTGACGTAACCCCTGGCGGTTCAATCAACGACCCAACGTCAACCTCGTACAGCGCAATCATGATCGGTGACAACGCATTTGGTCAGGCAATCGCCTTGCCAGTTGAACTCCGTGACGGTGGC